ATAAATCAGGATCATATTCCTTCATCTCATCCAATTGAACAATATAACTTTCAGGCAAAAATAAATTATCATCAGCAGTAGAATGATGATAATACGTGTCGTTAGTTATAATTGTTTTTTGCTCATATAAAAGCTCGTCATCTAAAATTAATCGCTTATTCTGGTCATCCTTAAAGAAATGCTTGTATGACCAGTTATCGGTGCCGATTGGATTAGTGGATAGAATCATGTGCAATTTTAAAGTCGGATGTCGTAAACGACCAAGCAACTCTTTAAACCCCGCATATTTGATTTCTGAGCATTCTTCCAACCATACAATTGATATGTTGTTAATGGATTTCAGTTTCTGTGGTTTATCCATCCCTTTAAAAATAATCTTGGACCCATTAGGAAACCGAATTTGCATAGGCGATGATAAGCATTTAACGCGGCCGTCTAACCCTAAATCAATCACAATTTCTTCTAATAACGAAAAGGTAGAATCCCTATGCGTGTCATATACTTCCCGCACTACCAGCGCTGTACGCTTTTCTTGCAATAACTTCAAAATCAGTTTTAATGCTACGTGATAAGACTTACTTGAACCGTAACCACCAACAAGGAATTGAAATTTTGTTGACCAATTGAAAAGGAAGTCATCGAAACGTGGGTTAATTTCCTTTTCCATTACCCCTCACCCTTTCGTTTAATGACAATCTCCATAGGTCCATCATCGTTCCTATCAAGTTTTTCAATTTCAGCTTTTGTCTTATCAATGTTCAACTGCATCTGCTCAAGTTTAAGCCTGCGTTCATCATCCTCAGTTGTTAGGTCCATAAACTGCTTAACTAAGTTGCGGTGTTCAGCGAATGCCCTTGTTTGAGCCTTGATATATGACTCATAGCGTTCGTGAGCGTATATAACCTTGTAATCTGTCTTGCTGATGCTTTCGCCTTCCATCTCACCACTAACTTCTTTCAAATGGTCAAACGGATCTTCAACCCACATAATCTTTTGAGCACGTATGATAGCCGAGAAGCTTAATTCAATCTGCAACCATAACTGGTCAACAACATCAAAGTCCTGCAAAGCCTCCATGATTTCGATTTGTTCATCATAAAGAAACTTACTACGCAAGCCATGAATCATAGCAGCCCTGTTCCGTTTGGTGAACTGATTCGGTGGATTAGGATTGCCACTTCTCTTCTTCACTCGCCCATCCTTCTTAGGCGGTGCATCCTGTATCACTTCATCGTTACTTGGTTCGGTTGCATCCTTACTAGAAATAGTTGCAACCTTCGCTGTTTTGGTTGCATCCTTTTTAGTTACATTCCTCGACCATTTTTCACGGCTCTTACGACTCTTTAATGTACCAAGCTTTATGTCATGCTTTTCAGCAAGCGTTTTAAGTGTTATATCAGTAGTCTCGTATTCTTCTTTAATTTGTAGCCAATTCATTTTACATTAAGCACCTACCTCCAATATAATTAAATAGTAAAAATTAGTAAAAACAGAATTAGTAAGGAGTGATTCTATGCAACACGATAAAGCCCAAGAAATTAGTGAAAAATGGGGAGATAAACCTTGTGATCACCCACGTTTAGAAAAAGAATATATCCTCGGCGCTTCAACAGGTGACTTTATTTGTACAACCTGTGGTAAAACTGGATGGGGTAGAGATTGGAATAAAAAAGAAAAGTAATTCTTAAGCCACCTTATTGGTGGCTTTTTCACTCTCAAAAGCAAGTACCGGTAGTTCAGCAGTAGAGGGGGACTGCTCGATACTTACTTTTCAGAGCAAAATAAAAACACCCCGAAGGATGTTTGTTTAAATTGAAGCTTCTTCAAATTTTGTTGATAACCTATTTTCGTGTTTAACTTCTACTGTTTTTGTAAGTGTTTTTACAATATCTGTTAAAGTGTCTAAATCCTCATCTTTAAAGGAATAAGTAAGTGGTCTTGCAGTTTCTACAAAATCGTTGATTTCTTTATAAAACTCCCAATCTACTGATGCAGAAATTTCTAAAAGGTTATTATACTTAGGTAATATATAGCTATATATAGCACGATTTATAACTTCAGAATCCTCTTTATCTGCATTTTCGTTCCATCCATATTTCCTATTAGATAACATGCGTTCTAATTTATAAATTATCTTCTTTACTTGGTAGAAATTATTTAACTTTTGACCAATCGTTTCTTTCACTTTTTCCTTATTTTGATGTTCAATTGTAGTTTTTATTCCATCATAAGAAGCTTTTATTGATAATTTAACACCAAGCAAAGTTATTAATCCTCCTAAAACTGCACCTACAAAACCTATGCACCCTGCTAAAATAGTGTCTTGTTCTTTAAAAGAATCATTTACAATATAGACGATTAAAATAGTTAGTAATAAAGCTACAAATACTAGAAATAAAGTTATAATTATATTTGTAATCCATTTTGCATACTTATTCATTTACTCTTACCTCCCATCAAATAATAACCCTAGAGGTATCTGAATGGAACAATTTTCTACAAATTGTACTTTCAAAACCACACCAAACTCTACCCTCTCGACACAAAGCGTTTTGGCTGTTTGATGCAGTTTTCAAAGCAAAATAAAAACCCCTCGAATCCGCTCAAGGGGTCTTGCATTCGTCTATTTAGTTATTGTGGTAAATGTCGAGTAGCTCACTTTTAGCAACCGTGGTAGAGCTTCTTCTCCACGTTAATTATTGTATCGAATTGTGTTCATGCATTTCCGTGCACTTTTAGTAAGTTTGACTGATCAAAATGGAAAGTGGACGAAGTTCACATGATAACCACTCCTTATTCCGTTTTTTTAGCCCTTTATATTAATTAAGATACCTAATCTTTTTAAATATATGGGCCGTCCATGTATGTCACGCTCCGGACTAATCTGACAAGCGCAGGTCGGTCGTCGGTCTGTCTTTCCCTAATAATTAGTATTTCATAAATACCAAGGGAGGAAACCTTTACCTGTCCGACCTCCCCTTCATTCTACACTGCAAATTTTTCGTAGGTCAAAATCGTACTTACTTGGCTATTTTGGCTAATTTGGCTAAAAATAATTTGCTTCTTTAACCGTACATAGTCCTTCGATGCTGATAGATGCTCTGCTATTTGTCGGTATGTCATTCCATCAAGTAAGCAATCGTAAATCGTTGTAAGTTGTTCGTCCTCAATTAAATTGTAGGCTATCTCCAATGCATAAACGTAAGTACGCAACTTTTCTAATCTTGCAATTTGCCCTCGTTCACGTACATCCATTCTTTTGAGTTCCTCTGCACTTCGAATTGAACTACCTTTTGGCATTGCCGCATCAATTCCATATTGAGCTACGCCCCATGATCCCATTGATAAGGTACCGCCATACAAAACTCTTTCTAACCGAATGATTTCTTTCTTCCAGAAACGATAGTTTTTCACTAGATAATCGATGTCTGACTCTGACCATACTTCTTGTACTGTTTGCCCTTGTTTGCCCATTAGGTTTGCCCTCCTAAGTGTGTTATAATGCTTGTACCAGATTGTCTTTAAAGGGCATAAACCAATTCGAGCTGTAGCGTCTGCAAACGCTGCGGCATTTTTATTTACTACGTATTTTCCTCATATTGTTCAGTAACCTCTATACTCCAACTGCATAACGACTGCTACCTGCACACATTTCAGGTAAATTCGCTCTAACTAATGCATCAGCAAATGGCGGTGGCACACTATTTCCAACTCTCTTAATTTGCTCTACTTTCTTACCTGGGTGCTGATAGTTATTTGGAAAGCCTTGTCCTGCAAATAACTCATGTGGTTGAAGCATACGTAAACCGATGTCCGTCACTTGATAACCATTAGTACGAATAGCAGTTAATGCAAAACGATCTTTGGTAGTGATAGTGTGCAATGGCTCATTAAGACCTTGTGCTGTACTTTGCCCGTAGTACTTAGTTAAGAAAGCAGTTACAAGGCCAAATCGATTTCCTCCAGCTGTAATTGTGTGAAGAGGAGTA